GTATCTTTTAAATCATTGTTTTTGGTTGCTTGGTCTTGGAGTTGTCTTTGTAGGTCTTCTTTATCTCGTTGTCTGGCTTCTTTTTCTTGCTCTAGCTTTTCTTTTAAGTTGTTGATTTCACGGATTCGCGCTTGTTTTTCCGCTTCAAGTTTTTCATTGATTCGGGTTTCAAGAGCTTGTAAATCTCGCTCAACTTTTTCCTTCAAGTTTCTGATTTGTTCATCAATATATGGCTTGATAACTCGTTCATAATACTTGTCAGCCTTACCAGTGAACCATCTATCAGCTTCAGCGCTTTCCATGTAGCGTTTAATCAAAAGCGGTACAAGGTTTTCAAGTAGCTCTGTAAGGGCGTTCTTAAAATCTTCAAACTCGCTCTCTAAAGCTACAAAATCATCAAGCAACTGTTTAAATGCACGCTGTAACCACGCTAAAAGCTCGTAAATTGAGTTAGCATTATCAAAGCTGGTAGGAATGGAAGGGATAAGCCCCCACCGTTCCACCCAGTAAGAAGAATAGCGCCCTCGATAGTTTCGGAAAAACTCGTCATGAAATTCTTCTGGTGTCATATTTTAACCCTTTCTTATAAGTGGTCATAACCTTCATCAAAAGGCTTTGGTACGTTTCCGCTTGTAGGTAATAAGGTAGCGTTTACATCATCATAGGTTTCTGGTAATGTATTAAGTATCAAAGTTGGTGTAAGAGTTGTTTCGCAATAGTCAACGCCTGAAATAACAACATTAGTAGCATTTTTGAAAAATAGCGCAATATGGAAACCGTCCGATGATGGTGTGATTCTAACAATAACATTGTCTGATAGTTTTTTAGTAGTTTGATTGTTATTTAGTGGAATATAAATAAAATGGTTTTCATATTGTCCATCATGTTCTGTTGAAAGAACCAGTGTACTATATCTCAATTTTGAGCCACTGATACTATATTCAGCGCTTAGAACTTCACTAGCTTCTAAATCGTATTGTAAAGCTGTTGGAGTTTTAGGAGGGATAACCTTTAAAATCTCCATTTTAGTAGATTCCACTAGCTCTTTAACCTTGCTGTCATTAAGTGTTAGCGTATCGCCTGACTTGTCAACGGTTACAAGCTCTCCACCGTTCAACGTAATAGGGCTAGCTGTTGCACCTGTACCCGTTCCAGCACCACTTCCAAGCTCTTTCTTTAGAGCCTCAGCTTTAGTGTCAATTAACTCTTTTACTTTTGTATCGTTGAGGGTCAAGCCTTCAGCCGTTTTGTCAACGGTTACAAGTTCCCCACCTGTCAATGGGAATTGTGTAAGGTCTTGGCTTACTGTTGCCGTTTTGGTTTGATTAGGCGCTTCCCCTGTGGTTGTATGAGCAATGTCAAGATAAGGGACGGCTGAAACTAGTTCATTCACTTTGTCCTTATCAGCGTTCAAAATAAGGCTTGTATCTCCCTTGTTATCCTGTTTTAAATCAGCAAGTGATTCCTTGCCTTCAATGGTTAGGCTTTCAACTCCTTGATGGCGTTGAAATTTGATAAGTGAATGAATCCCTTGAACTTTTTTAGTTGTTTTTGCCATTTGTTTTCTCCTTGTTGGTTGTATTTTCAATTTTGATTGAGTTTGGATAGAGTTCTTTAAGAGCTTCCAAGTATTCAAGAAAGCGTAAAAGTAAAATATCTTTGCGCCCTAGCTTTTTCTTGTTAGCAATTAAAAGTGTGTAGCCGTTATGCTTCTTATATTTCTCTAACTGGTCTTTAAAAGTTAAATAGATACAATCACAAACGGTTGATACACGGGCGCAAGACTGGTCTGTATCGCCCCCGTGTCCCATAACTTCAATGTTTAGTGTGTCCTCTGTCTCGGACAAGTTAATAATTATCATAAATGTTCATGTCCTCTTTCTGCTGTCATGATGGTACGCTGTACCCCTTTTCTATCGTTTGTAACATTGATGTCAAAGGTTGCCCAATCGTCCAGAAATTTCTGACCGTGAATAGTTACCCTTCCATCTTTAAAACCTGATAACGCCATCTGGTAGTTAGGGGTAACAATAACCCCGTTGTCCCAATGGGTCAACTCGTTCACTAGTGGAATCCGTGAGAAATAGTTGTTATCGTCTATCACTCTGCCAAAGCCTTTGAGCTTGCTCTTACTGTTGAGCTTTTCAAAGCTATAATAAGCGCCTACAATCTTAAATCGGATAAATAGAAGGGCTTTAGTAGATAGTAAAGGCTTGTAGCTCTTTCTTATCGTCCAGAAGGTTTCATCTTCAATACTTTCAAAATGATAGTTGATAGGCTTTAGCTTTAGCCACAACTTGGACAAGTCGCCTAGTCGCTTACTTGCTGACTTGATAAAGTATAAGCCATCTTCAGCATAAGAAAAATCTTGAAAGTTGAAAAGCGTAATTTCTTCTAACATACTATCATATTTTAGTATTTTAGCATTTGATAAATCTTTCATCTATACCCCTTTCTAAAAGACTTGTAAAAATAACTTGTCGCAAATATTGAAAATCTGAAATTGAATGTCTTTCAATTCTGCGTTATTCTGTAAGCGCTCCGCAAGACTTGAACCGCTCCAGCCTGAGACGTTGCTTTTTGTATCAGCGTTGTTTTTCTGATGGTTTTCTACCAAGTTGTCAGCGTACTCTATAACCCCGTAGCGCTCAGTAAATACAATTTCCTTACGCTCTTGTGGTGTGGTATTGGCTATCTGTAAAGCTTGCCCGTCTGCTTTTTGGTTGCCGACTGTATCAATGTTCATGGATTGATTTAACTCCTTAATAGCCTTGTTTCTGATTTCTGCAAGATACTTGAATAGATTGAAACACTCATTGTTTAGGACGTCTTCCAGTGATACCTGAAAGCGTGCAAACGTCTCAAGTCCAATCTCCCTGTTGTAAAAGTGCTTGCAAAATTCTTTCTTGAAATTTTCTGAAACACCGTCTACAAGGTGCATATCCTTGAAAAGCTCGTTATAAGTATCATCTATAATGGTATTATAATGTAGAAAATCGCCGTTTTCATCAACTGCCAACCCGTCCAGTTTTCCTGATACAGGGTTTCTGTATCGGGATTTCAAAAAGGTTGCAATGGTTGCTGTGGTATTATTCTGGGTCAAAGACTGCACCCCCTTACTCTGCAATGTCTAGCGACACTTTGTCAAGGTTAAATTGCTGAATAGTTTCAGCTGGTTTGACGGATATTTCTAGCCCGTAACATTTATTGATAAGGTCAACCGCTTTTCTGCGTGACTTCCAGCCGACTTCGATATTCGCTGAGATAACTCCATTATTAGAAATAGCTTCAGATACTACTAACCGCTCTTTCTTATCTGAGGGGTTGTTATTGATACCAATAAAAGTAAGTAGTTGATTCATAACCCGTAACTTTTCATCATGCAACTTGTCCAGTAGAAAAGGTGCGTCCGTCCTGAATACTTGGATGTAGTCCGATAATTGCTTAAAGCTATCCTGTCCGTCTTGGTCTTTCTGCTTGTTCAAATAAACCACTGGCTCAAAATTCGCAATCTTATTAAAGATATTTTTCATAGATAACACGCTATTATTGTCTACAAAGATAAAATAGGGCGTTATCTGTGCATTTCTATTCAGTTGAATAGTCAGCTCAATATCTGCCAATTTCTCGCAAAATAACTCAAGATAGCCAATGTAGGGTTCATAAAAGTTATTGTTAGGAATCACAATGCAAGGCTTTTTGATTTTGTCTGGGTTGTCCTTATGCAAGGTTTCAATCACGTTAAAATCATTTTCTGTATAGGCTATCTCCATCTGCTTAAAATAGTTCATACTAGAAGCGTTGACTGGTTGATAGCTCAAAGGCTGGTCATAGTGATTCAATCGCTCGCCCCGTGTTCCGCCTTGAGCAATAAAGCCAAAAGTGTCATCATGGAAAAATGAGACGTGACCGTTTTCAATCAACTTTCTTTCTATGAAAAGCTCGTCAATATCATTTGGCAAGCCTTCCCATGTGAAATAGTTGACAACGATATTATAGAAATAGTTAAAATAAAACTCAAAGAAGGCTAGACGGTTGCGCTCCACTGTTTCCTTATTAAGCTCAATCTTTCCAAGATGTCGCTTGTAATTTTTGTAGCTCATTTAGTCCCC